TTCAGAATGGTGCAACTGGATATGCAACGGTATCTCAGGCAAACTTTAATAATGATAGTCAAGTCCAAATCTTCGGATTCTATTTCGTGTAATTATCGAGACCGCAATCGTCTCAAAACTAAGCCTAAACCTGTCGAATCTGGAGGATTCCCCTAATGGCTTTTACAGAACGCTCTGAGCACAAGCTCGAAATCATCCCGCCTTACTCCATCATCCAATGCCGTCGTGCGGACATCATCGAAAAGGATGGTGTGGAAGTCGGTAAGACCTATCACCGCCATGTTCGCGCCCCTGGTGATGACGTGAGTGGTGACTGTCCTGAACTGCAAGCCGTTGCTGCTGCACTGTGGACACCGGAAGTCATTGCTGCTTATCAAGCTTCACTGAACCAACCCGAATAGTTCATCTATAAAAACAGCTGGGTTTTAGGCTCTTATTAGCCAAACCCAGCTAAACTAAAGTCAGCCGCAATCACACTATATGTGTGAACGGGATCTTTTATTTGACCTTTCGTGTCTTCAAAAACGATTTGCCAAAAAACGATTCCGTAAACAGATATTTGAGGATTGGGGATCCTGTGCCTACTGCGGAAAAGAGAATCCCACGACGCTGGACCACGTAGTGCCTAAAGCACGAGGCGGTTCCACCACCAGAAAAAATCTGATTGCAGCCTGTGGGGACTGCAACATCTTAAAGTCGTCTGAAGATTGGTATTCCTGGTTTAGATCTCAGGACTTCTGGACGCCAGAAAGAGAGGATCGGATCCTGCGCTGGGTTAACCAGTCAGAATCTGATCCTCTTTCGTTGGTACCTGTCTACTGGGGTCCGAGCCCCTTAGCCGCTTAAATTACTTCTTGGCGGTTTTGGTGACGATGCCAGCGATAACCTCGATCACTTTGTAAAGCTTGCCGTAGATTTCGTCATCCTTCGGAGTCGGCGTGGCGTTCACCACAGCCAACGCAAGCACATGCAGAGCAGCCAAAATACCGGCAACCTCGGCCCAATTTTCCGCTAAATAGTGAATCATGGGTTTAACTCAGCTAGTAGAATTCTAAGAGCATTCGTAGTTTTATGCCCGCGATACTCGATAAGGCAGTTAAGTCGATAATGGAAGATAACCCTAAGATGAGTGAGTCTCGTGCGTATGCGATTGCAACTAGCCAGTTGCAGAAATCAGGCGATTTAAAAGAAGGTACTCAGGAGGCTACAAAGAAAGGCGATAGGCGTGGTGAGATGTCGAAAGCCACAAGAGCTAAAACTCGTGCACGTAAATACAAGATAGAACGTGAACGAGGTAAAAAGGATAAGCGTAATACGGAGGGCCGGGACTGATGGCTAATCAAATGAAAGGTGAGGACCCTTGCTGGAAGGGATTCGAGATGGTCGGTATGAAGAAAAAAGACGGAAAAGAGGTCCCGAACTGCGTACCGAAAGCTAAAGAAGCCAAAGCTAAGGCGCGTTCTTATCGCGAGTCTCGACAGTCCAAGGGGCGCTGAGTCTCATTTCGCCGCCTAGCAGCTCCTGAGCTTTAGATCCGTCTGGTTCGAGTTCGGTATACACAGGCTTCTGTTTATTTTTTTCTTCCTCTTCCCACTGCGCGTGGAGGTCTTCGACTTGCTTGTCGACCTCCTTCATCGCGACTTCAGCTCGAAACGCAGCCCAGTCAGGTCGGCAGTAATCGAGAATCTGTCTGATCCAAGCTTTTTGCTTCAAGGGATAAAATCTACATAGGAACATAATCAGCTCGTAAATAAGGGCATTTGTTTTGTTGTACATGTCTTAGAATCTTTATATTGAGGTGAGTTAAATCTAGCCATGGCCGAGGCTACCTTCAACCGCGAACTTGGTGCCGCTCCTGCCGGCATTACTCGGTTTGGTCAGTTACGCACTGATGATGGACTGAACGTAACCGTTAACAGCTATCGTTCGTTTGCGGCTGATGGGAACTTCGGTTTAGCTGATGTTTATGAGTTGACTTACGGGTCGACCGGTACTGCAACAATTCTCTTAAACGCCGAAGCTTTTGGCGTTTCTGGTATCGCTGTGTATAAAGCTGACGGAACCTTAGCTGGTGAAGTTAATGCTCCTAAGACTTCTCGCCGTACCGGAATCGGCGTAGGTTATGGGGTAACATCTGGTGACACCGCAACAGTTTACGTGCTCCGTAAGGGACGCAGTGAGAGCGAGTATCGCATTACAGCTTTAGTCGCTTAATTAAAACTTCACGCCGTAATCGGTCAGGTTCTGCCAGAGTATTTAAGGGCAGGATTTGACCGATGCGTGTTTCTCAGAAGGGTATAGATTTAATCAAAAAGTTTGAGGGTATACGTTTAAAAAGTTACATCTGTCCGGCTGGTGTTCTAACTATTGGTTACGGACATACAGGTCCAGACGTATACCCAAACCAGCAGATTACAGAAGAGGAAGCAGAACGACTGCTGTGGAAAGACACCGAAAGTGCTCAGCAAACTGTAAGTAGTTTTGTATCCGTCAAAATAAATCAAAACGAGTATGACTCGTTAGTTTCTTTCACTTTCAATGTTGGTCCTACTGCTTTTGTAAATAGCACCTTATTGAAACTCCTAAATCACGGTGCCGATCGCAAAGTTGTAGCTGGTGAGTTTGATCGTTGGGTTAAGGCAGGTGGCGATGAACCTGTTCCTGGTTTAGTACGTCGAAGAGAGGCTGAGAAAGCTTTATTCTTGGAGAAGAGTAAGCACCCTCTCTTGAGTAAGTCGATTCTTGCCAAGCGCGACACCTGGCTCAAGCGACGCCCTGCGGACTCTGCCTCGCTTTCAGCAGAGGAGAAACTGTTCGTACCCAAAGGCAGTGCTTGGCAATGGTCTGAGATTCGAATGTTTTCGGGTGAGACACACCACCGTGTGTTTTTAGAAGCGCAGCCTGACAGAGAGTGGTGGATCTTCCCCGATCACTGGAAGATAATCAATGATGCGCAAACGCAAGAAGGGCCACCTGTCTTAGATGGTGAGATAAAGCTCGTTGTTCCTTATTTCAGCCAACGAGATAATAAAAAAGACCCTATGCGTACCTGCTTCTCTAGCAGTTGCGCCATGCTTTTGGCGTCTTTAGATCCTGATGCGATCGATGGTGACGACGAGTATATAAACGAAGTTTATAAGTATGGTGACACTACAGAGGCTTCTGCTCAGCTTGGAGCCCTCAAGCATTTCGGCGTTGACGCCAATTTTGTTCAAAATGCTGATTGGGCTTTAATCGAATCTCAACTTAAAAAAGGAATACCTGTCCCTATGGGGGTTCTCCATAAAGGACCCGTTTCTAATCCAGTTGGGGGAGGGCATTGGATCTGCTGCGTGGGCGTCACGGAAGATAAAACGAAGCTCTGGATACATGACCCCTTTGGTGAAATGGACCTCGTGAGTGGCGGTTATGTCTCTACTGACGGGAAGTATCGGCTGTACTCCAAGAAAAATCTCGGCCCTCGTTTCCTGGTCGAAGGCGCCAAGTCTGGCTGGATCATCCAAGCCAAGTGAGTTAGAGTGAGACCCCCAACCGCTCCCTTATGCCGGCTCCTGATTTCGACTATCTGAAGATCTTGGAGAACTGGTCCGTAGATGACGAGCAGAGCAAAGCAGATTTCTTGGATGCTTTGTATGAGTTCTATGCTCCGGGCAATGGTTGCTATACCGGTCTGTTTCAGCGATTTCAGTCAGATATTGCTGAGTTCTGCAGGCACCTTGTGACCCGCCGTGGGATGGACGTAGCTGAGCTGTTCCGAGCTGGATTAGAATTGTAAAAACTTAGCGAGCTGATGACGTATAAGCGAGACTATAAAAAAGAATACGAGAACTACGATGGTACTGAGAAAGTAAAGAAGCGTCGCGCTGCTCGTAATAAAGCGCGGCGTTTTATGATGCGCGAAGGCAGGGTCCGTAAGGGTGATGGTAAAGATGTCGATCATAAAGATGGGAATCCGCATAATAATGAGCCGGGTAATTTGAGAGCTATTGATGCTTCTCGAAATCGTACTCGTAACCCAGATTGAGTTAAACTAAACTCATGAACGGCCAAAACTTTTTACAGCGTCCCGGCGGTCTTGGCCCGATGGCTGAGCGTGTAAAGCCGCTTGGAAGCCTGGCTACAGCAGTTCCCGCGCTGTACCAGAACACTCCCGAGATGATTGAGCTTAATCGAGCTACTCAACTCGATAACGTCAATCGCGTTTACTCCCAATATCAACGTGATCGCGGTGAGTATGTCCGCGAACCCGTGGGACCTACTGACGTTCAAGCAAGTAATATTGTCCCGAGTCAGCAGTTGACAGGGCCTGCTGGTTACAACCATCGAGACAACCTTGTTATTCCCGATCGAGCTGCTGACTTAAGTAAAGGCGAATATCTCGTTAAAACGCAAAATACTCTTAATCCTGAGCTTCGTAATCAGCTCAAGATTCTTACATCGATGCCTCAGCAGAATTTTCTGAACGCGCCTGATCCTAGCGCGGCGATGATGCCTAACAGTTACAACACGCCAGGGACTCTTCCCCTTCAACTCCCTACGAAAGCTGCAAAATGATTACGCAGGGTGCCGATACTATCCGCATGGCAGGCATGAAACTCGGCTGGGGGCCTAAAGATTTGGCTCGGATGGTATCTAATCCGAGTGAGATCACTGCTAGGCTTCGTTTCCAGCAGACGTTCCCACGCAGCTAATGCAGCTACATTCCGCTGACCTGGATTGGATCACACAGGATGCGGAAAAAGTAATCGCAAGACACGCCAGGGTTTCTACTAAAGATCCTGACCGCGAAGAATACGAGAAACTTTTAACGTACTGCATCAAACACGCTCACTGGTCAGTTTACGAGCAAGCGTCTGCGAGCTTTGAAATCTCAACGACCAGGGCAATCTCGCCGCAGATCCTTCGACATAGAAGCTTCGTATTCCAGGAACTCTCTCAAAGGTATTGCGCACCTAGTGAGACCTTAGAGCTTGAAGAAAAACCGTTTCAGTTCGAACTGAGGTTCCAAGCTCAAAAGAATCGCCAGAGCAGTGTGGAGCGTCTACCGCTCTATATGTGTGAGTCGTTCTGGGAGCGGCTCGAGATTGTCGATAGTCAGATTCAAGGGTTGTACAACGAGATGCTCGACGCCGGCGTGGCGCGTGAGTGTGCTCGAAATATTTTGCCCTTGTACACACCTACGCGTATGCACATGAGCGGCACAATCCGCAGCTTTATTCATTACGTTGGCCTGCGCGGCAAAGACGACACCCAGAAGGAGCATCGTGAAATCGCTCGTTCGATTGGGTACCGCTTAGCTCGTGAGCTGCCGACTGTTGTTAAAGCGATTAAGCAATCGGAAGATCCCTCGTTAAAAGGTTGGGACTTTATTCGCTACTTGCCTCAGTAAAAAGAGGATTAAGAGTTTGATGACCTGAGCGTGATGCGTCTCATAAGGACGCAGCAGGGGCTCAGGCTCTATCGGTAAATATCTTAGCGAAGGTGACTACTGGGCTTCAAGTTCGGGTCAGGCACGTAACTTCTCTAGTAATACAGCTGTTTTTTCTGCTAATCGGCAGTAGCTGGTGCCTTCATCAGAGCTGACGATGTGAGGGCACGTGGAGCTGGGTTGATCGAACCAGTCGCCCAGCGCTTTCTGCATAGCAGTGAATTCGCCCCAGGTTAGTGAGATCGCCTGTTCACCACGGCTGATGTGGAGATCAAACCCCTCACCATTCGACCACTCAGTCACCTCTAGGAAATCGTCTCCTTTAGCGGTGTGGTCATACTCCTCCAAATCGACCCACCGACTTGTGCGCTTTGATTCTTTCATGGGTAGTTCAGTGTTAGCTAGCCGATTTTGATGGCGCCGATCTCGTAGTGAGTCATAGTGATAACTAAGCCGGAGGTGCTACGTTCTCCCAGGGACTAGGTTCGATACTAGGGGCAGGTGTCTTAGGGACCGCTGCGGCAGCTTGCTGAAGCTGGATGTACTGCAGAGCTTGCCTGTGCTGATTTAACTCGGCACTCAACTGCTGTGTTTGAGCCTCAGCCCACTTGCGAGCGTTTACCGTCAGCTCGTCGAGGGCTGATTGTGAGTGAGGGAAAGCGAAGATAACGCCGGCACCTTGTTTTACGGTGATTTTCTGCCCGTTCGTGGTTTCAGCTAGTCCAGTCAAGAACGAGTGAGCCTGATCTCCGGGGATGTTCGCAAGGATCCCAAGTTGCATAGGGTCTACAACACCACGATTGGCTTCGTACAAGGCTGTAAAGCACGCAGTTACCCTCGTCGCAGCTTCCTCGTTTCGTTTTTGGCGACGCGCCCGCTCCCTCCCAATTCCGGCACCCCCTATCAGGCCCCCGGCAAATGCAAGTGAAGCGCCTACAAACTGAGGTGCTGTAATCGCTGTGGTGATGCCGACAGCAGCCGAAGCGGCTACAGCCAGTGTCAAATTAGGATTTAGCCGGATCATGTTTTTGGAAAGCTGTATCCCAGCGGTTGCTGCTTGTGTCTTGAGCAAACTCCACAGGGCTGGGGAGTCGCTCTGGACCTTTTGCTGCACGGTCGGATTGTAGGTCATACGCCTTGATTCGCAGCCCTTTAATGCCAGCAACGCCATCGTTCAATACTATCTTCACATTTGGCAGCTTCAAGATGTTCACCATTGCTTCCTTAGTACGCTCTACGAAACGGTGCTTGGCTGCTGGTTTGTATCCACATGACTTGCAGAAGTTGGCATAGCTGGGATACAAGGCACCATACGCGTTAGCCACGTACATACCTTTTTCGGCTTCATCCGTATTGGGCTTACGTGCACCCTGGCCGACAGGAGTCACTGTGTTTGGAGCGTACAGGCAGCAGTCGTGCAGCCACGCCACGAACTGATTGTTGAACAGCAGCGCTTCGATGTTGGTGCGGTTGAGAGAAGGGACGTGCTTAGTCGGGTTAGCTAAGACATCTTTCATCGTGGCGTAGTCCATCGACAGTGCCCAAGTCACGATGCCACTCATCTCAGGCACAAAAGCGCCTTCGATGTGGTCGTCGAACACGCTGATCAGTTCTTTGCGCAGGCTCGGGTCAACGACCTTATCCATCACAATGGTGAGTCGACGACGCTCGAGGCCGCTGCTGGAGTCGTTTGATGTGATGTGCTCGTTACTGGCGATACAAACCAAACACTCAGGCTTGAAGCTGATGATTTCTTTGCCGTACTTACGCTCAGCACGCAGCGTGTCAGAAGCCGAGGTCAGCTTCTTGAGCACGTCCATGCGGCGGTTGTAGTTCGATTCATCCGTCAGCAGCAGAAGTTTCTTGCCGATGAGGTTGTAGCTCTCGAACTTGTTTGTTTCGATTACCTCCAGGCTGGACGTGTGAGTGCCGTGGAAACCAGCGAGAGCCACCATTAGCTGCTGCATGGTCGACTTACCCGTGCCACCAGGACCCACCAGATGAAGGAAGCGTTCGCCTGCGGTGTATCCGGTCAGTAGTGCTCGAGCGAAAGCTTGGATCAAAACCTCTTGCCCTTTATCTAGCGCTGAGGTGATCCAGCGCATGAACTCTGGGCACTGTGCCTTGGCGTTGTATTCATAAGGCAGCTTGTGACGAAGATACAGTTCTTTGTGCTGGCCTTCCTCAAACTCGAGCGTCGTTGTGTCGAGCACACCGTTTTTAAACGGGATGTAGCCACGGGACTTAGTCCAGATGCTTCGGCGACCTCCGTCTGCAGATTTCAGAAGTTTGGCCTTCAGGATTGAGAATACGCTGTTGATCATCGCCGCGTTGTACTTGGCGAGGACCCCAGCAATCACAAAGGAGTCGAGCGCCTTAACGATGCGGCGTTTGATGTGCTGCTCGTCCTGGTGGTACCAAATGTCCTGATCGTCGTCGTAGTGGTAGAACTGATCTAAGTAGCTGTCGTATATAAACTGATCGCCTTGGTTGGTGACGATGATGTCGGCTACGTCATTCTCTGAAAACTCGCGGTTTTTGGTGCCGCCTTGGAGGCTGACAAGCTGACTCGGAGTAGAAGGAACGTTCATTTCCTGCTCTTTAGTTTTGACTTTTGATTTGGGTTTTGATGTTGTTGTCTCAGGCTCCGGGGAGCTGAGGTCAAATTCAGACATATCGAGGACAGCGTTGACTGCTGCCTCACGCTTGGCTTGTTCGAGAGCTGCCTTAACCTCGTTCGAGGCGTGGGTATCGAAGACAGATCGACTGATTCGTCGGATCTTTTTCCAGGTGCCTAGCTCACCGAGCTCGGAAGCCAGTGATACTGCGGGCTGGAGCTCCTCGGGATTCCTGATGGAGTTCAGGATGCGCTCAAACTTACCATCGATGTCGTGCGGGTAACCATAGATATTATAGAACGCATCTTGTGCCACTGTCAACGGTGATACGCATAGAGCTATCTCGTTCGCCGTGCACCAGTTAGCCCAGCCAAGCAGTTCTTTAAATACTGCAGCCATTGTCGAGCTGCGGTCACCTACTTCCTCGCCTTCAAGAACTGAACGAACCGTGTTGGAGACTAGGCGGACCAGATCCATTCCGTTTTCACGGAGGGTTACCTGGTTTAGGGACTCAATCGGATCTCCACCTAAGTCGGTTTCGTCGGGAGGCAGTGCGGCAAATGCCCTAATCGCTTCGTCAATTTTCTCGGTCGGGATGAAGCGTCCCGGTTTGGCGAAAATTGCCTCTGGGTTTTTGGGTCCGTAGAAAAGGTTCGGTATTGTCGTCGCCCTGACGTCAGAGCCAGGTATCTGAGAGTAAATTTGTTTGCAGAACCACTGATAAAAAGCAGGGTTGATGACCGTATGTTCGAGGCCAAAAACCAAGCGGAAGCGTGGCCACCCTTCGGAGGTCGATGGGCTGTAGTAGCCCAGAGTTAAATACTTCTTACAAATGTCAAGTTGTAGTGCCTGTTCTACTGTGAGTTCTTGTTTCTGAACTTTATTTCCATTCTCATCTTTGTGATCTGCTTGATTGTCGATATCGACAATAATCAAACCAGCTTTGATAACTCCAGTTTGATTCTTTTGCCGCTTGCCGTCCTGCAGGTGCCACGCACACAAGCCAGCTTGCTTGCCTAAAATTTCAGCGAGTTCAGACGTATCTAACTCAGATGAGTCCCAGCCTGAGTTGAAGGCTGTGAAGTTCCCGCCGCTCGCGATCTTGCCCAGCTCAGGGTCTAGGTGAGGAACGACCCCGAGGTTTACAGAGCAAATGAACTTCATGGGATGTCGCTGAGCGCCTCTAGTATGGCCTATTTTGGGGCAGGCGAACCTTAAGACAGGTTGAAGAACCCTGTCGTGGGGCGCCTCCGAGTGGGTTTGATTCTACGCCGGTGGGTGAAGTTCGTAGTAGTTTTTTAGAACTTGAAGCCAACTCTCACAATCCTTTTCAACTTCTTCAGAGCCAAACGTAAATATCTGAGTATTGAACTCTTTGATGGCGGTAGTAACGATAATTTGCGTCTTAACTATCTTAATCCCGAGGCACGCTTCTGCCGCTAATTTGTAAGCTGCTAGCTGAAGCTTTGTCTTTTTGGTTTTAAAGACGCCTGAGATAAGAGCTTTTTTAGTTTTTTCATCGATGTTCTGGCTCTTATTTGGGAACCTAGCTGAGTAAGGACCGTTGCTGGTCTTGAAATCAGCCAGCACGATCTCAGCGTTCGAGTTCATGTAGATCAAGTCACAACAACCAGCGTAACCGTGACCTGTAGACTCATCGTAATAGTGTATGCGCCCGACTCCGTCGTCGCCGACGTATTTGGACCAGCGTGGTTGGTTAAATGGTTTTTCGCTCCAGAGCACGCGACCTCCTTCTAAAAGGTCATCTAGCAGTTCCGGAACTCCTTCCCAGTAAGGCTTGTATTGTTCTGATGGTATTACCTTAAGTCCACGTAGATAATCTTCTACGCTGTTGTGAATCCACGTACCTCTAGTTGCCGCAGCATCAGCAGCCCCTGGATTCATAAGATTCCAGTGGGCTAGCTTCTTTCGCGTCGTCTCAGTTTGAGTGGCGCTAAGAACAGATGTTACGGACGGTAGTGGTCTAGGAACACCATCACAGAGATAATGCCTTAATCCGTTGATCGTTACTCTTGTATCGGACACAATTATCGTGTCAATTCCTAAATATATTAGAACGAACTCGACGTAACGGGACCATCACCTTCTTCATCTTCGTCTTCATCATCACTGTCTAAAAAGAATTCACTCTTCTGATATTGATAGTCACGATTTCTTTGGTCGAGTTCTCCCATTAAACAAAGAGCAGCTGAGAAACCTTCTATGGTTATCTCTGCGCAGTCTTCAGGAGTACGTGCGTTACCTTTATAGTCTACGCATTCTGTGAGAAGCTGTTGACCTACAAGCAATGCAGTGATCTTATCGAGCTGTCGGTTATTTTCTTTCTGGAGCTCGATTAGTTGATCTAGTCGTCGAAAGAGCCGCTTGCTCATAGCTTGAGGTCTTGTGGGCGGTGCCAATTTACTTCGAAATCGATCGTTGTACTGACTTGAGCAGCTCCGGGTTTCTGAAATATAAACCACGCAGAAGTCACAGGATCTTTTGAATTAGTACCATCCGCACGGAATGATGGCCTTGGGCTCAAGATCTTAATGTTTGTGAGAGATGCGTCTTTTAAGAAATCTTCGCGTGCTCGCGTCGGCTCGAGGAATGTGAGTCTATCTAAAACGCACACACCTTTTCTAGCCGCTTGTAGTCCACATTCAGTTATCCACTTCGTGTAGTCCTTCATTCCCTGGGTGATTGCCACAACCCAGTCGATTGTCCCTTTTTGCTGCGACCACCAATCAAGATCTACGAGGTTTTCCTCGCAAGAGTTGCTGATGACTTCCGTCACCTGCGCCTTACGGACCTGTTTTTCTAAAGCTCCTTGGGGGTCAAACGGTAAAAGAACCGCACCTTCAACCAAGCCGGCATTCCGGATAGGATCAAAGATGTAACGAGGGACACGATAGAAATTTGTCATGGCGGAGGAGCTAGTAGACAAGCTGCGATCTCACTTAACGCTTGAGCAGCAGTTCACACACCGTGCCTTCTTGGATGGCATGGATAAGCTTAGCCGTAAAGAAGCTCGTGAAGTACTTGAGGTTGTCTACGCCAACTACTTGATTCGCGCAAAACTTCTGGAAAACATAATCAAATACTGCGTGGCTTACGGGGTGCACCTCCCGTCTTTTGGAGACCTCCTCGAACTGTAGGCACAAAAAAGGGCGCCTTTGTTAGCGCCCTTAAAAGGAGACCATGCTTAGTGTAGCTTAAAAATCAAGTCCTGCAGCTTTAAGCGCAGCTTTTTGATCTTCCGTCAGCTCTTTTTTACCCGTAGCCTTTTTGGGTTCGGGTGGAGCTTCAGCTTTAGAGCCTGGTGCACCCGCGCCTGCAGGCAGAGCAGCGAGGCCAGCCGGGGCGGATCCTTCTAGCCGTTTCGGATTAGCTTCGATGAAAGCCTCCTTAATGGCCGTGTGGTCTTCTCCAAGAGGAAGCTCAACCAGATGAGCGCCGGAGATAGTACTGCGTAGAGCAGATGCCACCAGATCTCCTGAACCAGCGTCGAGCCAATTACTGATGTCTTCGATGAGCTTTTGCTCTTCATCCGTTTGAGCAGGACGATCCCTGAACTCTAAAACGTTGTAGTTGATCTTTGCGCCGTCCGCCCCAGTCATTGGATCACGTTCGTTGAAAGATTTTTGAACGAACTTGGTTTCAGTGACAACCTCACCTACGTTAATACGGTTGTTATAGAGCGTCTGGAAGTACGAGATGAAGTTCCTCTGAGACGATTTGCCACTGATGATGCTAGTGCATACACAGCGAGGTGGCAGCAGACGATGGTTAGGTGTAACACCAATGTAAGCAATACGAATAAACTCTTCATGCGATCGCATACCGAGGTTGCCGAAGTACGGCGTGAAGCCGAGAAGGACAAACGAAATCGGTATCCCATTCCCGTTACTGTCGACGATCGCCGCTTCGCTGTCAGTATCGGATTTCCAATAGCGGCTTTGAAGATCGATCCGGAGCGTGTGCGGTGGGACTTGGCAGAGAATTTCATCAGCCGAAAATTTGCCAGCGATAAATACCATGGTCGTTAATCAGAGAGAGAAGTCCAGAGAACCGAGAGCAGCCGTGGACACCTTGCCCTTATCAGGATCGGCGGCCTTAGCGGGAGCAGCTTTCTTGCTGCGGGGTAGATAGAGAATTTTCTCTACGCCATAGTTAAGGTACTTACGATCTTCCTTTTCGCTAGTGCTGACTCGACCAACAGCAATCGTTGGTGTGCCTGGGGCAAGTTCTGCAAGTTGCGTCGAAAGCGCGTCCCAAGCGGTCAGCTTGAACCAAGAGGTCTCGCCCTTTTCATCTTGCCAAGCGAGCGAACGGTTAGTAACCGTGTTGTCGCCTAGCTGAGTCTCCTCAGTAACAGGACCCAGACCACCTGTGGACACGAAGAGATTGATAGCCAGGAGGTCATCCCAGTTATCACTTGTAACCACAAGCATCGGCTGCATTTGAAGCACGCCATCTGGCGTTGTCTTCGTCGGACCGACAGCGAAGATCGTTTGCTTTTCTTTGAGGGTTTTTAAAATCTTGCCGTTGTAGTGGTCCTCTTTCATTGAAAGCTGGACCTTCGTTGCTACGCGCTTGTCGCTTGACGGAAGTGATTCCGCCAGTACATGCACGACTTTGTTTTCGTCTGTATCGGCCGCATCAGTGATGCGCAGACCCAAGATGAAGATGTTCACGGTTTAACGTTCTGTAAATCGTTGAGCGGTGTACCTTAAGTGCTCGGGCGATCTCGCGAACGGGAACGCCTTGGCTGGAGAATGCTAGTACCAAATTCGTGTCCGCGTCACCCAGTTTTGAAGCTTTCATCTTCTTGTAAGAGTTGTGATAGGGGTTTATGCACTCCTTGTTACCGCATGACGGTTTTACACAGCCGTCTTTGTTGATCTCTAGATAATCTAGTATCAGGGGGCGCACGTAGTACTTGCTACCCAGTGCGTAGACCACGGGGGACCCGTTACAAAACGAACCTTCCCAGATGTCACAAGCACCGTGTTCGAAGTCGCTTATGGCAAGTCTGCGGAACAGGCAAGATAAAGGGCTGTCTTCAATATTTTTGTAGGACAACGAGAACGTTTCTGCTTGTAAGGCTCTCGCTATGTCCGCTGCTTGTGCCTGCGCGTGGTTTGAGTCGTTGCCTGTTACTGCTAATTCCAGCCTCTTTCCTGTGCGCTGTAGCACTAAACAGTAATCAGTAGACGTCATTCGGTTGGAATTCCACCGACCGGAGAATAAGATCTAACTCGCTCTCAGTGCAAAATAAAAGGGGGAGCAGCTTTTGCCGCATCCCCCGTTTGAGCGTAATCGCTTTGAAGAAAAACAGCATTCCTTCTGTAGGAATTCTGCCTTTATCTTATACCTCTGTTTAGCCGTAGAGGTTACCCCCACCCCATCCGAGTAAGTTCGCCGCCGTGGGACCGACCTGAATCTGTCGATTACGACGTAAGAAGTCACGAATCTCGTTGTCGCCTGTAACGGAACGAGCAGCCGCGAGAGAACCTTGACCGAAGCCGCCTTCGGCGAGGGCTTTCTGCTGCCAGTTTTGCGCTGTGGGAGCTTGGTATTGAGAAACAGGAGCCGAGGTGGGAGTGTAGCGCTGTTCCGGAGCAGGAGCAGGTGCGGGAGCAGGAGCAGGCGCCGCCGCAGAGGACCCATAAATACTGGCGGTAGACTTGGGTGCGATACCTAGACGTGAGGCAGCGTCAGGACCAATCATGCCTGGGAAGTTCTCCAGGTACGTCTTGATGCTTGACTCTGAGTAACCTTCCTGCAGGGCGCGATCCAGGTCGCCCATACCAAAGCCAATACCGCCGTACTCAGGCTGATCACGAAGTGCGGAGATACCGCCTGCATAACCCTGATAGATCTTTTCCTGGGGCGGTGCTTGCTGTGCCGCAGGTGCCGGAGCAGGAGCAGGTGCGGGCGCAGGAGCAGGCGCAGCTTCCTCTGCAGGCTTGGCTGCGATAGGAGAAGGCAGGCTAGGTAGAGCGAAAGCTGATTCGGTTACTGGAGTTAGCGTGAACTCAGCAGTCCTGGAGGGGGTTGTAGGTGTTTTATAAGTTAAGGTGCTTGGGCTGCGACCTTTAAGGTTCGCTGTAACCTTAAAACCAGGCTGCAGGCCTTCAAAACCAGACTGTTCTCCGTCTTCGGAGTCATCGAACAGTCCTGATAAATCAAGACCGAAAAGAGATCCAGCCTTACGGAAGGCCTCTAACTGAGGTTTTTGATTAGCTTTCGGCGTGGCCGTCATCGCAGTAGATGCAGATGTACCCTGTGGCGACGCAACAAACGCCCCCTTATTTAATCAGTATAGTTTACTTCGTCTAGCTAATCGAGCTTCTTGGGTTGTTCGAACGTTTTAAAGCCGTAAAAGAGAGGAGCTGTGGCCTGCTCTTTCCCAGCTTTCTCAAATGTTTTGAAGCCGCTGAAAGCCGGCACTGCTTTAGCCCCTCCATATAATCGAGCACCTTCGTCCTCGCTGGAACCCCCTGAACTCGAGCTCGTCTTTACAAGTCGACGCAATTCTGGGTAATAGTCGAGGAGCCTCGAGTCCTCTCGTTCCGGGTCTACTAAAGAGACCCCGAAGAAATCACCAGCAAATCTTGTGGCCATACTATTAGTAACCCTTTACTTATTCTCGATAAAAAATCGTTTGAGGTCAAACCCTGGACCGATAGTGCCCTTAAGGACACGCATCGTCATCTTCGCTTTTTCGTGACAAGTGAAGTAAAGAGCTTTATCCTTATTGGAAGTATAACTTACTAAGTTACGCCTCTCTTTATCTAGACAGTCACTAACGTACATAGAGTCTTTTATAATTACCCACACCTCTTGGAAACGCAGGAGCGGCATTGCCTTGGTCTCGTCGAGGGTGTACAATCTCGACCTCAAGGCTACCTTTCTATTCGTTTTTTTGACTACACATTTTTTAATTTCTTCTGTGTTTTTTTTGGTTTCTTTACATTCTGGAGTTGTCGGTTGTTCCAGCTGCCTCTTCAGGCTACGAGCTTTGTTGGCTGCCTCTAACGCATTCGAGAAGATTTCAACTGTGAAGCACACTCCGGCCGTTAACCTTACGCAGCCCACATAACCTTGTTCCGTTTTAGCTGTAAAGACTTCCTTCTCCTTCACGGCGTCGAGGTTTAAGATCTCAACTGCCGTTACTGATTTTTTCTTTTTATTTGATGCAGTCGCAGCTGCGTCTTCCTTTTTAATTTGCGCTGCCGCGTGGATAGCCAACCGACCTTGCTCGTGTTCTGTAGTCGATTTGAAGCCATCCCACAGGACAGAAGCGTAGTGTCGCCGATCCCCTCTTTTGTTTGTTTTTACGAAAACTTCTTTGACTGTGCCTACACGCGTTTCGTTTACATAGCCAGTCAATTTATCTTTAATCTTCTGATCTAGGGACTCACTGAAACAAGCTATGTTCTTGATGTTCTCAGTTACACGATCCCCAATCTTGAACTTGCTGGGTGTTAGGGGTCGGATGCGTTTGGTTGTGCTGCTCATTTTTCTGCCCAGGTTTCTCCGTGGCTAGCGTCTGCTTTAGCAGGTACTTCTTTTAAAATGGTCTCTGCTGCTTCTTTCATACAGTGCTCAAGTACTTCTTTATAGTACTCCACTTTATCATCGACTGCTTCGAGTACAATTTCATCGTGCACACAGGCAACTAAGTGAGCTTCGTCCCCTAGGAAAGGGTTGAGCTTGGCTAACGACAGCTTAAGGATATCAGCTCCGGCGCCTTGTATCAGCGTGTTGGCACAAGCAGTCATGGTGGCGTCGTCATACGAGAGAAGCCGACGCCTGCCTAACGGCGTGCGAACGTAAGTCCAACCGTCTTCAACAAGAGCTGAACGTTCGCGGTGCCATTGTCTCAGGCGTGGATAGGCGTTGTGGAAAGCCGTGTGAGCAACCTTAGCTTCCGACAGCGAGATTATTTTTCCGCTCTGAGCTGCATAGGTTTTGTATTTGCGGAAGCCCATGCCGTACAAGAGTGCAAAGTTCAGTGTCTTCCCTTCCTGGCGCTGGCTCTTCTGAACTTCTTCCAAAGGCACTTTGTAGATCAAACTCGCCGTCACTGTGTGGAGATCGTGTCCGTCCTTGAAAGCTTGGATCATCTGAGGAATACCAATTAGCTCAGCTCCTAGTCGCAACTCGATCTGACTAAAGTCGCAAATAATCAACTGATGCCCAGGCGTGGCTACGAAACACTCACGAAACTCCTTGTCCCTAGGTATCTGTTGAGCGTTAATTGCGAACTGATTTTTAACTTTTTTAGCGCTCGTTTTCTTAGCTCCGCTTGACGTAAATCGCCCTGAGTTGGCTCCATATTGGTTGTAACCCGAGTGTATCCGCTGGGTTATTGGGTTGACGTTGGCGATAAGTTTTTCTGCGTGCTCTAACTGTGTTTCAATCTTCGTTCGCTTTCGGTAGAGGGTTAACAGGGGGTCGTCGCTGTCGAATTCTGCAAGTTGAATCTGATTGAGTGTGCTCTTTCCTGTAGCAGGGTTTGTTGGTAGAGCAACTCCAAGTGCGTCGAAGAGTTTTTTGCACTGCGTACCAGATCCAGGATTGAATTCCTTTCTAAGATTTTTGCCGATTGCCAGGGATCCATCTGAGTTTCGCGGGAGCTTGAGGTCAGGGGGAAGGGCCTCGTCGAGCTTAGTGCAGAATTCTAGTGTAACTTCTTCTAACTTCAACCCTATAGCGCTCTTTAATGCTACTAACTTGCTAACATCAACGTTGAATCCCCTGTGACACATTTTGGCCACGGGGCGTACGCATTTGGATTCAAGAGAGTAGATGTCAAGCAGCGCTTCCTCCACTAACTCTTTGAGTTGATCTGCGGCGATGCTGGGCAGAAGGTCAACATCCTTTGCCGCGTATTCGATTTGTTCGATGTCGAGATCTTGCTTACTCCAGTCAGAAACCTGCTGTTCTTTGCTGATGTCGAGTTCGAGTCGCCGACTCACTACAGCTTTCAACGAGCAGCTCACGTCGTCGAAATATGGTTTCTGAAGTTTTGGTGATATTTTCTTTTCCTTAAACCCGGCGCGGAGGCAGCGCTCAGCTACGTAGGTGTCGAAAACTTTACCTTTGTAATCGATACCAAGAGATAAAAGAAACTGAAGGTCAAAGTTGAGGTTGTGACCTAAGAGCATTTCTCGGCTCTCGATTAGTTCTTTTAGTCCCGCTGTGTTCTTTACTTTGAACAGATCTAAAACGTAAACGGTTCTGTCTTCTACCTTTTCATCAGTTGTGCAGAGCTGAAGCAGGCGTAACTTTGCAACGTGTGAGTCCAAGCCAGTCGTTTCAGCGTCGAGACACAGCTTTGGGATTTGATTCAATTCTTCGAGTGATTGTTGGAACTTGGTGTCGTCGTCTGCGTAAAAGATTTTCATGAGAGTAAAAAAAGGGGCATCTTTCGACGCCCCGTGGATTCAGCGGTTTGCCGTTCAGGCAGCGTAGGACTTTTTCTCCCGAATGCGGCTACTCCAGCGGTGACTGATGAAATCAGCAATGTCGCCCCACTCGTTAGCCACTTGCTTACCCATAGCCGTAGCCGACACAGCGTAGACCACGCGGCGCAGCTGCTGGCTGTTCCCGTCTAGCTCTTTATCTTTGCTGCCGAATTCGATCAGCTCCTTGAGCTCGATCAAACCCCACTCTTTGAGCAGCTGAGCTCCATCGCGGACTGCCGTGTACATCGGCGACGCGTGGTAGGAAGCACTACGAGGAACGTTTGGCCCCTGATTCAAGGTCCGGTAGTGCCCGTCACCATCTTTGCAGAACCCCATAAAGCACTGAGAGTCGGGGCTCACCGAGCCCCTGTAAGCCATGGCGTTGACACAGTTGGTAGCAACCTGTCGGAGCGTCCGACTGTGACCTTCACCAACACCTTCTAGGATCATCGCCGCACCGATTGATTTGAGGCTGTTGAGCTTGCAGAGCTCTTCGATTGCCTCTGCAGGCTGCTTAATAACCTTCTTCGGTTCGATCCGAGAAATTCGTTTCGCGTCGGTGCGGGTGTAGGTGCGCTTCTTAGGAGTCTCCACTCCTTCTATAGCAAAACGCGCAGCCAAAGAGGCCAGCGTGGGGTTCTTGGTTTCGACGCTAATAGAGAACAGTTTCTTGGCGTCGATCATAGAAGGATCGACGTGCTCAGCAATGTCAACCACGATTGCTGCGTCGCGACCTGCGGCACTGAGGAGTGCTTTTGCTTCGCTGTTGTCCAGAGTTGTGTCGCCGATTTTGAACTTGAAGTTCATGTAATGGAAAGCGGAACACGGAAATGCTATCTTTCCGTTTCTTTACCGCAAGGGGATTTCAGCTTTTTTTAAGGATTCAGTCATTTTAGCTTCATACTCATTACTTCCTGCATACAGCTCACAGTCTCGTACCATGCGATTAATTCATCTGTGATCTGAATAGCCATTAGTTCAAAATCATGCTCTGTGAGCATCAGTTGCATCTCAACGTCGGCTTTGTGATTTAACCTCTTGACTCCGTAGTTCTTGTAAAGAAAACCACTAAGAAGTATGCAGTGTTCAGTGACGTCATCCTCCACGAGCCTTGTCGCATTGATAAGCTCAGTCTGCGGCGCGTAAAGGAGGACAGCTTCTCGGAACCTAAATAGTTCTGGTTCTCCTTCGTACAGATTGTGATACGTGTCAAACAACTGCTGCGCCAGCCAATCCTCGAGCTCGAATTTCTCGGTGGCTGGTGAGTACTCAGCCTCTATACGTCGAACGACCTTTGCATCCGTGTGTCGATCCACGAGAGGGGCGGCAATTGCCCCTCAATCTAAGTGCGGTTTCTAATAGAAGGCCCTTACCGGAGAGCATCTTGAAACAACTCTGCGCTCTTAGGATCGTCCAGAACATCTACAGTGTGCACATAATCACTGAACTCTTTAAGCACACGAGCTTGCTTGCCGATACAGAAGCTGTTCCACTGCACACCGTGCTCTTGCTTGAATGCGTTGAGACGGCGCACGAACGGATCTGAGACCTCAGCGTTTCCGTCTGTGATCATCAAAATATCGGCTTTATCGACAAAGTTGACCTCCGACAGCGCGTGGTTAATAACTGAACAGAAGGACGTACCGCCTCTGGTTGTCCATGAAAGGACAAAGTTAAGGAGACGCTCGTTATCCGCTCGATCCTTATCCAGGTGAATACTCTTCTGCACAACAGTATCGAAGAGATGAATGTGTGTTGCACGCTTCTGCTTGAGGCATTCCTCAGCAACGACGTAAGCAATAGCTTTTGACCAGAGCTCACACTCTCCTGCCATCGAACCACTGATGTCGATGTAAAGAACAACAGGGCCTTTATCGAGCTCTTTTACTTTCGCTTCGTAGTCTTTACACAACAGTGTTTTCTGACTGTACCTCAGGGCAAATAGAGCACGACCTTGCTCCGTGGCAGCTAACGCGATCTCAGCAGGGAAAGCTTTTGTGATTGTGTCAGAGAACTTGGCGCCGACAATATCGCTATAGCTGGTCTGTGATCTGCGAGTTCGCTTGCGATCAGCCCATGCCTGTCGCAAGGCACCCAAGCGGCGCACAAGTTCCTTAAGGCCAGGATTGCTGCTGAGCTTTCGAGCGAGGTTTCGCTTTTGTTCAAGATCGTTGAGGCCGATCCCTTTACCAGCCTCAGTTCCAGCGAGGGCAGCTATTGCTTCCTGGTTGTCCTTAGCTGCTTGGTGCGCACGATCGACTGCCTTGTCCACCTGAGGCTGCATCTGCTCGCTTACCTGAAGCAAGCTCTGCTCCATCTGACGACCGAGCTCCTTCCCCTGCTGGCGCAACTCAGCAGCTTTCGCATTGTCGCCTCGCTTCTTAGCTTCCATGAACTGTTCACGAATGTCTTGAAGCTGTTGAGCACCTTGGCTCAGGAGCTCCTCACTAAGTGAGTTGTTCTCTAGCTCAACCATCAGGATTTCGCTGAGCTCGTTCAACACGTTCACAGCGTTGTTACCTGAGGTGAACTGATCTCCAATCGAGAGACTGACTAGCCGTGGCCATGAGGGTGATTCGCACACTTGTACAAAAAGGCTGTACCAGAATGCGTACTCAGGTTTGTATCCTTTCGGAAAGTCTGGGTT